AAATTCTGGAAAGGTCTTGTAGCACTCTTGCTGTTTGAATGTATAAATCTTACCATCGAAGATGTCTTTAACTACGATACAATGAACTACTGTAGCATCAAGACCATCTGTTTCAATATCAAGAACTACTTCCATTGTAATATGATCTTTCCATTTTTTTTATAAGCTAGGCGCTCCACCTAAAGATGTATCGGTGTCACCTAAATTCTCAACCTCGTGAAGTCTACCAGTTTCCTTGTTAAAGAACAAGTGGCAAGCTACACCAGTTTCACCTGCATATCTGTTCTTTAGAACACGGATCGTAGTCGTATTGGCTACATTAGGATCGTCAGACTGTTGATCTCTTTCCATCGCTATAACGGTATCAGAGAGCTGAGCAATAGACTGAGAACCACGTAGGTGGGACAGCGATACTTCTCTGCCTTCCTCATGGCCACCATCAGCACTAACACGGCGAAGGTGTGATACGAGCAGCAAAGCGCAGTTAGTTTCTTCTACTAGAGAGCGCAGCTTCGTCATAAGAATGTCGATATTCCTACGCTCGTCATTACCCTCTAGACCGGAGACAAGAATCGACAAGTGATCTAGAAAAATCCAGCGGCAATCAAGAGCCTTAATCATATAGCGAATGCGAGATAGAATTTCTTCTGTACCTAGAGAACCAAAGTGGTCAAAGGCGAAGAACCTGCCAGTACCGATAGTGGCCTCTTGATACTTCTTTAACTGGTCCATAGGATATGCTTCGCGGATTTCTCTAATGTAGAGGCGAGCATTAGCCTCAACAGACATAAGGTGGAAGATCGTCTGCCTTACATTCTCTTCTAAAGAGATAACACCAATATTCTCAGTGGTGTTGTTTAGCATATGGTGCATCAGTTCCCGCATCACTGACGACTTGCCGGTGCCGGTGCCAGCTGTAATTGTAACCAGCTCACCAGTACGGATACCGTATAGCTTTTCATTCAGACCAGCAAAGGGATAGAGGCAGCTCTGTTGTAGACCTTCGTTGTACAGATCAGGTCCATAGTCTTTAAGGTTGACAATACCAGCAGGGGTATGAACACGAGCAGCCCACCATGCCTTGGTAAAGTCTTCGCGGCGATTAAGCTTTAGGTAGTCGTTAGCATCTTTGAGATCAAGATTAACGATCTTGCACTTGTTAGGCTCGAATAGGTCTGCAACCTGTAGTGCTGCCTTCTTGCCGTGTTCGTCGTTATCAAAGCAGATGACGATGTTCTCGTAGCTATTCAAGAAGCTATAGCTGGCCTTACAGTTACGAGCAGCTGACTGAGCGCCGTCCTTAATTGATATTACAGGCCACTTGCTGCCCATCATCTCATAGGCAGACATAGCATCTAGTTCACCTTCACAGATCGTAATATACTTACCACCCTGCTGGCAGGTGTGCTGGCCAAAGAGAGCAGCACGGCCAAGCGAACCAGCTGGCTCTGCACTAAACTCCTTGTTGTGTACGTGACGAACCTTGTTAGCAATGTGAGTGCCATGAATATCAAAGTATGGGTAGATGTGCTTTAGAACCTTGCCTTCAGCATCCTGAACAAGACGCACACCGTACTTCTCACATGTTTCTTTGGTGATGTTGCGATCTTTAATAGCGGAAATAAAACCTGACACTGACGGCTTCTGGTTATTCGTTACACTAGTGAAAGCTACTTTAGTATCTTCCAACTTAATTGCAGACATATAATCTCCCTGAGATTTGGATGATGGAATTAGTTTTCTACACACATAACAAAATTGATGGCCGTCGTCATAGAATACATTACCATCACTGGAACCGCAACCTTCACATGGTCCCCTGCTAGTCTCTTTACTTTCCTGTTTGTCGTATTGAGAATACTCCATGCAACTTACCTTTCTTATTAGAGACGGAGAAATTACTTTTAACTTTAGTCACATCAAAACCCAGATGGGTTAGCAATAAACATCTGTTTTTGAAAGCTTCATTAATTTCTTCAAGCGTGTCTTCTGACTCAAGTTTAATTTGGTTGTACTGCTTATTCGTATTAGGCTTACCACTCTTAAACATGATTGTAAATGACATCTAGTCAGCATCCTCTCCATATTCAGCAGTTATGATCTCTTTAATAAAGTCTGTGTCCGTAGCTGCAAGGTCGTCCGCCTCTTCAGTAGCTAAACGCTTAGCTTCCTTGTGGGTGTAGCCTTCACTAAGATACTGTTGGTACAGTTCTCTAAATACTTTTTTACGTTCTTGATCCCACAAGTTTTGCATATCGTACCTTCACTTTTCCTATTCTTCTTCTTCTTCTTCTTCTAAATTAATGTTATCAGCTATAAGCTCAATATCAATGTCACATAGACCTTTTAAGTCTACTAAATTAAGTTCCACAAGAGCCATCGTATCGTCTAGCTCAGCCCCTAGTTTTTCAACATACTCATAATAAGCCTTCATATCTTTTTTAATATTAGGATTATAATCTAATTCCATCATCTCGTACCGCTGATACTTCTCTACAGGCATGCTACCTTTTTCAACCTTCTTGAACATCTCTTCAAGAAACCATACCACGTTTTGATGACCCTCAGTAGGGTTTTTCATTTACCCTGACCTACGTACCGCTTGAAAGATCGGCGGGCGCTTTTATTAGATGGACGACTATTAACTGATTTACCAATGCTAGTCATTCGATGAGACTTGGTGATTAGCTTTAGTGTTCCGCTTTTTTTTGCTGACTGTGCTGCCATATCTTAAGTTCCTTTCGTTAAGGCTAGCCAGCTTACAGGAAACATGGCCAGACAGATATCATTCCAGTATTGGGCTACTTCTCTAATTTCTTTTTGAGCATCCGGCGCAGAGCGTAGTTTGTATGCTCTAGCAAAGGCAGCTAACGATCCTGTAACATAGTAGCTTGTATACATTGATTGTGGAAGCACAATTCTAGCTTGTTCTGGGCATACGCCAGCTTTTAATAGCTGATTGTATGTGTCAACTGCAGCTGACATAGCTTCCGCATAGTCTAATTTCACATCTTTAGAATATTCTACTTCTTCTTCTTTAGAACCCTGCTTCTTATTCTCTGAGCGTTTTCTCCATACATCAGGAACATAAAAGTCAGGAGCTGCATCAACATATCGTCTACTCACTTCGTTATAACTAAAACCTACCGTGTGCTTGAACCGCTGGCGGGCTACAAAGAGCGGAACCGTTTCCCGTAGTGTTAGAACACAATGGGTAAATGGCGTAAAGTGTTCGTGCTTAGCTAAGTAGGTAATTAACTTCTTATCTTTATCAGTAAGGGTATCACTCTCCACATTGAAAGATACCCTTGCAGCATTTGCTACTGTTAGGTCAGTCCCTAACACACTAATTAGTTCGACATTCATAAGTTTTAGTGTTCCTTTAATGTACCATCTTCGCTTGTGTATAGTATTTTTTTAATTCCAAACTCTGCTAGGCATCGCTCACAGCCAGAACAGGGCTTAGCCATAGCAGGTATAAACTTAGTATTCTTGTCATTGCGCTTGATCCTGACAACCATAAGCTCACACCATCTAAGGTCTGTAACTTCTATCCTTCTAAGAGCGTTTTTGATGGCTGCTACTTCAGCATGAAGAAAGAGTGCATTAGGGTTCTTTCTATATCGGGACTGAAACGGATCAGTTTTATAACTGTTAGTCCCGAAACTGACAACGTTCCTTTTGTAGAGGACAGCAGCAGCCAATCTAAAACATTTTACGGGGTACTGAATGTCTTCTGCCATTGCACACAGAAGACTAGAAATCTTATCGTACCGCATAACAGTATACCTATGCTTGGCGGTTAATTCTCTTTGAGGCTACGTGTCGTGGCTTAAAGTATTCGCTGAAGCACTTCTTAACAGTCAAGTTATCGAATGGCTTGCAAGAGAACACATCCAAGTAAACATCACCAGTATCGTTGCAGAAGTGAGCGCAGATATTAGAAGTTTCAATTAGCTGAACCAGAGTAAAGCCAGCCTTGTTACCAGAACCAAAGTCTACAATAATAGGCTCGCCATAAGCTTTCATATCGATACGCTTAACCAAGTCTTTAACAAAGTTCTCGATATGCTGCTTGCTTGTGATAGAGGAACCATCACACGCCATAGCATTCAGCATAAGATGGTAACCCCAGTAGGTCTCCGTCTTAGATTCAGGAAAATTAATAACATTAGTCGCCATAGTAACTCTAAACTCCCTTTTTATTCGTAAAATAAGTGATTGCCAATACGAGTGATGTACTTCTGCTCATATGCCCAATAAGGTTTTCTATACAGGGCATGGTAGTATAATACATTATCAGTACCTTTCGCAACTAGACCTTGCAAGGAAAGTGTAGCAGCTAGAGTAGCTTGCCCCACTGCGGCAGGATCAGTCATAGTCTTTCTCTTTGTATCACACCAGTAGCTGTAAGAACAGCGATAGCGCCCTATCATGCCTCTAATCTTAACCTTGTTATGGACGACATCGCATATAGTCTTTTGGAAATTCTTGTTAGAAGTTCTATTCATTATAGTTGTAGCTACTGCTATTTGTCCAGCTATTGGTTCCGATCTAGCTTCAAAATAGATAGCTTCAATTAAGCATTTTATGTCCTTCTCGTCATGTGCAAAAGCTTTGTAACACATAGAGAAAGATAAAGCAACAAGTATAACTACTTTAAACATTACCAGCTCCCAGACCAAGACCGAGCCATAGACCTAGACCCAGACCAAGACTGAACCATATACATATACCCAGACCAAGACCAAGACCACGACCTAAGCCCAGAGAAAGACCTCAATTTATTTCGTTTTGTTCTATTAAACATTACCGTCTCCAAGACCAAGACCCAGACCAAGACAAAGACCCAGACCCAGACCAAGACCTAGACCAAGACCTAGACCTAGACCAAGACCAAGACCCAGACCCA